GCCGGCGTCGAGCACGGCCAGCACGGAATGGGGCGGCATCGGCACCCCGGACGGCCACACGTAGGCGACCGCCCGCGTCCGGTCGAAGGGCGCGATGCTCACCCGGTTGCCCTGATTTCCGCCCAGCACCATCAGATGGCCCTTGGCGGTGCGGCCGACGACGAAGCCGACGTGGCCGCCGCCCTGACGTTCGAAGACGACGACGCAGCCTGGGATCGGGGCGGACAGGCGCGAGCCCCATTCGGCCCACGCCTTGGCGCGCATCCAGTACTTCGGGAGCGGGATGCCGACCGTGTCCATGCAGGCCGCCACGAAGACGCCGCACCAGGGCGTTTCGTCGTCGTTCCACCACGCCCGCAGCTTGTGCAGCCAGGACTGGATGACGGGGCTGTGCTTCGGCCCGGGCACTTCGGCGACGTCCAGATGCCGGCGCGCCTCGGTGAGCCAGGCGGGTTCGTTGTTCGTGCTCATGACAGCTTCCTTCGCGTGGGAGGGCAAAGCAGGCGCAGGCGCCGCTCACAGATGAGCAAGGCCGCCACGCCGACGGTAGTGATCGCCGTTGGCCACGAGGGCACCTCGCCGGACAAGATGAAGACGATCTCTGCTACAGCCCCCAGCGTCAGCAGGTGGAACGAGGCGCGGATCATGAAGGGGGTGCAGCGGCTCATGCGGTTGAGCGCCGGCTCGGCGCGCACGACGATGACGCCGGCGGCGAGCAGCACCACGAACTTGAGGAGCAAGGCGGTCATTTGGATACCTCCCCGGCCTTCTGGGCCGCGATTCTCAGCAGCGCGGGGCCGAGCACCCGGTGGGAGAGCAGGCCGATCAGAACGGCAATCGGCAGCTGCACCAGGTCGCGGGGTAGAGCGTGTGGCCACGCATCCAACGCGGTCACGCCGGCGGCGACAGCGGGCGCCAGGTAGCCGGCGACGACGGAGGCCATGACCGTGATGGCCACGCGCTTCCATGCCGGCGCAGGCTCTTGGTAGGAGAGCGCCCATAGACCGCCGGCGAGGCCGGCCAGCAGGATGGCTGGATGCAGTCCTGTTGCCACCCCGAAAACGGTCAGCCCGGTTGCCGTGGCAGCTGCCAAGGCTGCGGCGCTGGAGGTTGGTTCAGCCATTGTTCTTTTCTCCCTTCGGTTGGCTGGCTAAAAAGAAGAAGGCCGCACGAGGCGGCCTTCGGTGGTGGCGAGAAACGCGGGGTCGGGTGGCGGCAGTGCTGGCGCCAGCATCCACAGGTGCTGCGGGGTGACACGGCGCAGGCAATCGGCCCGGAACAGCGGCTCTCCGGCATGCTGGAAAGCCCAGGCGACCAGCTCGCTGCAGAACCACGCATCCTCCTCCTGCCAGTCGCGGTGAATCCCGAGACCAAGCACGGCGGTGTAGTCGTAGGGTTTGCCGAGCTGGGAAGCAGCGGCGGCAATCACCGCTCCGGGATCCAGGCACGGCAGCTCGACGATCTGCCCGCGCTTGGCGTGGTCGATCGCCTGCACCACCGGGAAGCGGCGGACGCCGGCCGGCGCCGTGGCCTCGATCACTTCGTCGCCGTCGATCACGGCAACATGCGACCAGTTCGACCAGGTGCAGGCGCGGATCACCGCGCTCATGGGATGGCGCGAAGTGCTGAACAACAGGCTGACGGTTTCCATGGCGCTATCCCGGGAAGGTCGCCGGCCAGCCGGCGGAGAAGTCGTACGACGCCGGATCGGCGCTCGCCTCCATCGCTACGCGGTGTGTTTCTGCCGCAGTGAAGGCAAGTGCATCGAGGTCACCAACCGCGGCGACGATGTCGAAGGCGTGCTTCACCGTCAGGTAGATGAACGATCCATCCATCGTCTTCCACCGAACGTCCTGGCCGAGCTTCTGCAGGCGCGTGGTGTCAGGCTGCCCGGCAGCCAAAAGGTCGCGGGCTTGGTCTTTCAGGCTAAGGTGCTGGATGCGCGAGTCGGCGTCGGTGTGGTACCACTTGGTGCCGATCTTGACGCCACCGGCCTTGCGGCGGTCGCGCTCGGCCTTGATGGATTCCCAGACCTGATCTTTCGAGAGCTTCGGCTTTCGCAGCAGGTCGGCCTCTGCCTCGGTGATCGGCAGCAGGCCGGTCGGGATTGCGTGATCTTGCGAACCGTCCGCCTCGAAGGCATACACGATGCCCTTGTCGTCTTTGAAGTACTTCATGGCTTCTCCTTATTTCAGTTCATACCATGCGCCGATGGTCGGCGAACCAGACGCAACAGACAGGTTGTAGGTTGCGCCCGGCGGAACAATTACGCGGCTAGAACAAAAGCCGGTACTGCCGTTCCCGGCAACATCGCCAGTTGCCCCCGCAACCACAAAATTGATCTGCGCTGGAGCGCCTGCGCTCCAATACACATTGACCGCCATAGGCTTGCCCGTGGTGTTCGTGTAGTTGGTGTTAAGCGCCCGGCTCCCCGTAAGGTTTTGCCAGGTTTGGCCTGCGCCAAGAGGGCCGAAGTTTGAGACGCACGAAACGAGCAGCCATTGGGTCGCAGACTGCCTCTCGAATACCGCGCAATCCCCTGGCTGTAGAGAAAACGATGCAACGGTGCCAGAACCTCGGTATATCGTGTCGGAGCCATTCGCTGCAACGGTGGCGGCATTGCTGTTCGTATTGACGATGGTCACGATGTCGCCATTGCGAACATTCGCGAGCGACGCAGACGGCAACGTCATGGTCAGCCCGGCCGAGACCCCGCCGATAAAAAACGTCCCGCCAATATCTGACGCACCAAGAGTTGTAGATACGGATGAAGAAGTAATTCCGCTGCCCGTCTTCCCAGAGCTTTTGACAAAACCCGTCGTCGCCAGCTTGGTGCTGTTGTCGAACTGCGCGGCAGTTGTGCCAGTGTCTCCGCCGAACAGCGACAGCGCGCCCAAGAGCGTATCGCCAGCCTTTTTGACAAATTTGTTTCCTCCAGCATTCAGCGCGAAGGTAAGCGAAGTAACACCGACGGTGATGGTCCCGTCTGTGGTCAGCATCCATTGCGTGTCGGCATTAGCAGTCCCGACCTCAACCGGAACTATCGCGCCTGATGTCAGCTTGGTTCCGTCATCCGCATCAGTGGAGCGCGACCAACCGCCGACTGCGGCGATATAGATGCCGTTCTGGCTGCCCGTCGTCTGGTCCTTCACTAAAACACGGTCACCGGCAACGAGTGTAATTCCGTCAATGGTGAGAAGTCCCGACAGCGATGCCAGATTGGCGGTACTTGCGATACGACACGATGCTTTGTAGTCGAGCTTGTTCAGTTCAGCTGAAAGCTCGGACGCACCGTACCCCCAGCGCTCCCACCACAGCGGTGACGTGCTCGGCGTGTTGTTGATGTTGTTGTCCAGAACACTGCGGTAGGTCTTGCCATCATCACCGACGATGCGATCGCCGATCATGTAGGTCTCATCGGGGCCGTAGTCCGGGATTCCGCGACGTGTCAGATAACGCACGCCGTTTGCGAGGAAGTTCAGCAGCCAGTTGAATCGCTGCCGGGAAGGCGGGATGCTCGAGAGCGGCCAACCGGTTTGAATCTCGGCGTTGCTGGGTTGAACCTTGTCGCCGGATTCCGCCCAAGGCGGCAGGACAGGCGGTTTCGTCAGTGCCATGTTTTAGAACTCCTCTGCAAATTGGCCGCCGGTTATCGGCTGCCCTTCTTCACCAAACGACAGGGCGCTGTTCTGCCCGTCGAATCCGAAATAGTTGGTTGTGATGTAGGTGACGCGCTGGCTGATTCGCACACCACCAGGTCTCGGCAGGATGTCTAACTCGGAAATCAAGACCTTCTCCAAGTAGGTCAGAGGACGCCCCACGGCCACTTGGATGGCCATGTTGCCGATGTCCTCCACGGCCACTTGGATGGCCATGTTGCTGCTGCCGAACAGGTACGAAAGGCCGGCGATCACGTCCTCGTTCGTGCCGACAGCGTGGTTCTTCACGATCTTGGCCCTGATCAGCAGTCGATACTCCGGGTCATTCAGTACCGATGTGGCCAGATATGTCTCTCCCTCATCGTAGAAGCGTCCGCCGACACCAAGCGATCCGTTCTCGCCGAAAACCATCGCGGCCGGGTTGTCCTCGAAGCCGAAGAAGGCGAGCTGGACAGACGCGGGAATGATTCGGCTGATTCCGACGATCTCGCCGATCACGTCCAGATTGACGCCTTCGGCCAAGTCGATGTCCGCCTGCTCGGCAACCTTCTGTAGGACGGCCTCCAGCTCGGCCGACGACGCCAGCAGCGACCGGATGTAGGCCAGGAACTTCTGGCTCTCCGTGTATTGAGTGGCGATCCGGCTGCGCCCCAGCGCCTGATGGTCAAGGACGGTCGAGCTCATAGGACATTCACCACGATGCGGCTGGAATCGAAGCGGGCCAGCCCGTCGAACGGCACGGCGATGTTCGCTGTACCGGTTGGTGCCGCAGACGTGCCGATGTAGAGGCTGTCGATTGAGTGACCGGGGATCGAGTTGATCGGATCGAACAGCCGAGAGTGGATTACCTCCTCGCCGATGGACTGGTTCGCCACTGCCCAAGCCGTCAGCGCGTTCTTGATGCGTTGAACGCCATCAGTCGGCCACCCGGAGCGGGTATGCAGATTGACGACCACATACACGGTCACGTCCGACGGCCGGCTGAACTTCAGCGTGTGCGGGTTGCCCATGCTGTCATTCACCGTCCCGCTGGTGGTTCCGTACGTGGTGGTGCCTGCGGTCTTCTTCAGCCAGATCGTCTTGAGGATGTCGGCATCGGTTCCGCCCTCGACGATGCAGTAGATCGAATGCGGTGGCAGCCCAGTAATAGGCTGGACCGTGTCCTGGTCGTTTTCATACACACGCGCCTGCAGCACTGACGGGATGTTGGTCAGCGCACCATAGATGGCATCCACAATCGCCTGACCTGGCGTTGATGTGGAAGCCCGGCGGCGAAGCCGCAGCTGCTCGTCGGTTTCCTCGTCACGCCCGGGCGTTGCATCCAACAGGTTGGTGGCGGTCTGCCAGCCATAGATCGGGGTGTCGATCTTGGTCAGCGTCCCGGCCGGCGCCAGAATCGCGCCCTTCACCGAGGATCGCGCCTCGACATCAATCTGCCCGCTTGCCGGGATGGTGGCATCGGACACGGTTTGGAACGTGGCGTTGGTCGCCGTGCTCTTCACCAGACTGCCGGCCAGAATCGCCGTACCTTCGGAACCGACACAGCGCAGCGTCACAGTGCTGTAGGTGCCCTCGATGCGGCGGATGCCGTTGAGTTGCACCAGGCGGCTGAGTGCCACCCCGGTGGCTGATTGCGGGTTGAACGAGTGATAGACGTCCTCGGCCAGTTGATCGAGGTTGCTGATCGACTCGGCGTAGATGCCAAGCGCCTGCCCGTCCATCGTGTCCGGGTCGAGGTTGAGGGTCGGCCCGAAGATCGCCCGCATGGCCTCCTGCAGCGCCGTCAGGCGCTCGTCCAGGCGGGTGCGGGTAAAGCCCTGAGAGGTCAGTTGCGTCATTGGGACACCTTGATGTTTGCCACGGTGCCGTAGGTGTTGGCCACGGTCGCCTGGATGGTTAGCCGTCGGGTTTCACGGTCGAAGGTCATGCCGAAGGAGCGCAGCTCGGCGACGCCCTCGGTCTGGAGGATGGTTCGCTTGATCAGCGCTTCCGCCAGCGGCAGATTCGACGGCTTGATCATGACCTTCTGCAGGTGCGGCACACCGGCGTCGGTATCGAGGAACCACTCGCTGAAGAGCAGCAGCAGGCGGGTTTTCACCGCCTGGGCGGTCGCCTCGTCGTCGCGGGCGTAGTTCGCCACCCCCTGGCCAAAGGTCATGTCGTGGCCGGGGTCGAGTCGTCTTACCAGCATGGGGTCTCCTTAAACCGGTTGGCCGGTGTTGCCGCCGCCGGGCTGCACGCCGGAATGGACATGCGTCTTGAGCGACTTGCCGCCGCCGATGACATCCGTCTGTGCCGTGATGGTTCCCGGGGTCGATGCGTTGCCAGTGCCGCCGTTGCCGGCTTGACCGGTCATGTTGCCGATGTAGGTCACGTTGCCGTTCAGGACGATCTGCGGCGAGTTGATCGTGGTTCCTGCCGGCGCGTTGATGGTCATGGAGCCGTCGGCGCCCAAGATGTGGCTGCCCTCGGGATTGACGGCCTCGATCGTGCCGCTCGGCTTGACCGTGATGCGGATGTCGCCGGCGCGGCTGCGCAGCTCGGTGTCGGCCGCGTTGAACGCCGGAATCTTCCGCGGCTGGCTGTTGATGCCTACCGTCGCCATCGCGTCGGACAGGTCATGCAGCCGGTACTCGCCAGGGAGCTGGACCCCGCCATTCGCGTGCCAGAAGTCGATGCAGCGCTCGCTGAAATGCAGCATGCACTCGTCGCCGGTCTTGACCGGGAAGGTCAGGAAGAAGTCGCCGCCCCCGGGGAATTGCACCGGGACATCGACGCACAGCGGCAGATTCACCGCCCCCTTCTCGGTGAAGATGCGCTTGATGGCCGGCTGCACCGAGGCGGTCTGGGTGTCCGGGTCGAAGCTGGCGATGATGCCCGGCAGGCAGGTGTGCAGGTCCTTCAGTCGGCCCTCGATCTGTGCGGCGTGGGCCTCCTCTTGTGTGGCCGTCAGCTGCTGATCGCGCTGGACCTTGCCGATCTGTTTTCCGTCTGCCATGTGCTTACCTCGTTGCCGGGATGGGTTGGTCGAGGCCGATGCACTCGATCTCGGTGACCCAGTCCTGCCCCCGGTTGTCGCCCTTGTGGGTGAGCTTCAGCACCTTGTAGATGCCGTCGGGGTCGAGCCGTACCAGCGCCTCGTTTTCCCTGCCCAGGGGCGCGTTGGTTTCCTGCTTCTCGCGCTTTGTGGCCAGCGCCTGCGACTGCTGGCGCTTCGCCTTGATGCCGTTGTTGTCCAGCTTGATGGCGCCATTTACCCGCAGCTGCGGGTTCATGAGGCACTTCACGGCGATGCCCTTGTCGTTGATCTCGGGCGCCCCCAGCATGCCGGTGTCGGCGCGAATGACAATCGCCTGCCCTGGCAGCACGTCGTTGGTGCTGACGATGACGAGCTGCCCGTCCTGAATCGACCAGTTCGCGCCCGACTCGCGGGCCACGTCGTTGAGCACGTCCCGGGTGTTGCCGCTGATCACCTTGCCGCGCAGGCGCGCCCGGTCATTGACTTGGACGTGCCCCTTGGCGGTGCCGCCCGTCCCCTTGAAGGAGCCGACGGCGCGATCCACGAGCTGGGCCGTAGTCGTTCCTGCGGCCAGCGTCTCGTTCATCACCGCCTTGCTGAAGTCCTTGTCGCCGTCGCCGGCTTCGATCTCGGTGATGTAGTCGTTCTTTTCGCGGTAGCGATAGACGTGCTTGATGTTCCCCCGGAACACCAGGCGCATGGCGCCCTCGTAGCCGGCGTTCAGCAGGACCTCGTCGAACTCGTTCTTGATCTTCGCCTCGTTGTCCGGGTGCAGGTTGAAGATCCGGATGACGGCGATGTTCGGCGCCGATTCGATGGTCTTGGCGACCTCGAACTGCACCCGCAGGTTCTCGACCATCAGGCCGCTGCCGGCCTTGCCGATGACCACTTGAACCTTGCGTTTCCACTGGCGGACGGAATCGCTCATGCCGTCACCTCGTCAGGGCTGAACCAATAAACCTTGACCCGCACCCCGAGGTCGTCGGGGCCGGCGTCCGCGCCCTGGCCAGAGGTATCGACGCAGAGGATGCTGCCGATGCCGAAGTTGTAGGGCTCCAGCAGGTCCTGCCCGATCACCAGTGGCAGCGAGGCGACGATAAGCGCTTGGGTGGAGGCATCGTACAGATCGATGGTCCAGACGCCGGAGCGGTCGTTGTACTTGGCCTCGAAGGTGTATTTCGCCTCGCCAAGCTGGGTCGTGAATCGCTGGGCGCTGTCGGTCGTAAATGGAAGAAGCAGGATCATTTTTTACCCCACAGGGCATCGGCCCCCTTCTTGATGAGCGATTTCTTCTCAGCCGGATTCGTGACCTCCTTGCCCTGCTGCTCGCCCTTGTCCTTCTTCGGGCCGGCCTGCCGCTTGGTGGCCCCGGGCTTGCGCGGCGGGTAGGTCACCACCTGCGTATAGACGATGATCACCTCGCGCAGCTCGGCGGTGAAAAGCAGTGCCCCGGACGAGTCCTTGTCCTGGCTCGTCCGGATCGACGTGCAGACCATGTTCTCGTAGAGCTTGAGGCCCGTTTGCAGGTCGAACGGCTCGGCCCGCTTCTGCAGCTCGGTCAGCAGTTCGAAGGCGCGACGGGAGCGGCCGGCATCCGAGGCGAAAGGGTCGTCTGTGACGACCGCCAGCGGGGTGTCGGAAACGCCCGCGGAAATCTTCACCCGCAGCGGCTTCATGAAGGCGTGGTCGCTGACGACGACGCCCGTCTCCACCGGGTTGTCGGTGACCTCCAGGTCGGCCTCGTGCGTCTCTTCGAATACCGCGTCGAACACGAGGCCGCCCATGGAGCGGATGATGGCCACCTGTTGCTGATTCAATGCTTCGCTCATAGCGCCACCGCAGTCTGGCCGTTACGCACGGCCTGCTTGTTCATGCGCTCCAGTTCCTGGCGCACGGCCTCGCCGGCTTTCGCCGGGTCCGGGCTGTTGATCTGGATGGTCGTCCCGCTGATGGTGGTCGTCTGGGTCACGGTCGAGCTGTTGGTGGTGTTGCTGCCAGCCGTGCCGATGACACCGCCGGTCGCGTTCAGCGAGTTGTTGGCCGAGGCCTGCGCCGCACCGCCGCCCCCGCTGACCGCCACCTTCACCTTGCTCGCGTCCTCGGTCAGGCCGAGCAGCTGCCCGACCTTGCCGATGGCGCCGGCCACCATGTCGATGAAGCCGACGACCCTTTCCCGGGCCGCGTCGAACAGTCCGACGACGAAGCTGATGCCGTCCTGGATGCCGTTGAACACGGCGGTGAAGGCGTTGGCCAGCCATGCGCCGGCCTCGATGACCGCAACGATGGCGCCCACGAGCGCCTCGGCGATCCAGCCGATCAGCGTGGCCACGATGGGGATCACGGCGGCCATGATGTAGGCCCAGCCGGTGAAGATCATTTTCACGACGGGCCACAGCAGCTCGGCCAGCGTGCTGACCAGTCGCCAGATCGACGCCCCAAGATCGGAAAGCGGCCCTTTGAGCGTGTCCCACTGCTCCAGCCAGAAGTCGATCAGCGCACCGACGGCCTTCTCGATCCCCTGAATCACATCGAGCAGCCACGGGAACTGCTCGATCAGGTCGCCGATGACCGATTCGTTGCCTTCCTTCCAGTTGACGTAGTCGTCGATCAGCAGGCCAAGCGCGATGATGATCGCGCCGATGATGGCCGGGATCAGCAGCGCCGTGGCGTTGAAGGCGGCCATTCTTCCGGTGGCTTTCCCGATGATGCTGACTAGGCCAGCAAAGAACTGGAACGCCCCGACAGAAATCAGAGCCCCAACAGCCGCGGCGGCTGCATAGGCCACGACCTTGAAGTCGAACAGCCACTTCACGAGCGAGACGAATCCATCGGCAAGGCGGACGGTCCAGTCCCACATGGTGCCGATGATCGCCGTCACCACCTTGAGCGCGTTGCCGATGCCCGACTTGATGATGTCCTGATGGGCCACCACCCACGAGCGGAAGCCGTCGAGGACGGCGGTCACCTGTGGCATGAAACCGACGGCGATGTACTTGCCCAGCGCCCCCAGCATGAAGCGGGTGCGGTCTAGGCTGTCCGTCAGCTCGCCGGCCTTCTGGGCGTCCTCCTCGCTGGCGACGCCGAAAGCCTGCGCCTCCTTGCGCAGCGCCTCCAGTTCGCCGCGCCCCTTCGCCAGCAGAGGGATCAGCGAACGATCGATGCCGAGCTTCTCAGCCAGAGCGATTTGCTCCTGCCGGGAAAGCCCCTCCATCTTGCCGGCGACCTCTTCCAGCACCTGGTCGAATGACTTGACCGAGCCGTCCGCGTTCTTCGCGGACATGCCCAGCTTCTCGAAGGTCTGGGCGCCGCGGCCGATGCCGAGCGCCGCCTCGCCGACGGTCTTATTGACGCCAGAGACGGAAGCCTTCAGGGCCTCCAGGCTCGACCCGTTGAGTTGGGCCGCGTAGCCGATCTCCTGCAGGGCCTCGACAGACACCTGCTCCAGCTCGGCGAAGTCGCCCAACTCGTCGATGCCTTCTGCCACCTTCGAAACGAACAAGCCGATTCCGGCGGCAGCGGTAGCCGCCAGAGCCCCCACCGCCAAGACGGTGCCGCGGGCCGCCGCCAGTTTCTGCTCGAACTCGTCCAGCTTCTCGGTGTTGATCTCGAAGCCGAGCGATACGAAGAAGCTCTCGATGATGTTTGCAGCCATGCCTACTTCCTTTTCCTGAGCGCTTCGAACCGCCGGTTGTATTCGGCCTCTTCGTCCATCGCCTCATGGAAGTCCGCCAGGTCGTTGATGCTGTACGTCCCGTCCTTCAGTTCCCGCAGCGTGCAGAGCGGCGGGTCCCTCATGACGGGACGCATCACGTACCAGTTGATGTTGGCGGACTCGATGACTTCTACTTCGTCACCGCGCTTTGGACTGAAGCGAAGAGGCCGGCGGGTAAAAAATCCGAGAAGTTGAAGCGCAGCGCCGCGATGAACACCTGCCACAGTTCCTTGTTGCGGCCGGCGAAGGTGGCGTTGATCTCGACCCGCTTGCCGTCGCAGGTGACGTACTTGAAGACCGTCTCCATGGTGGCCAGCAGCTCGTCGGCGTCCATCTTCGAGAGCAGCAAGCCGATGGCCGTGGCACCGGCCTGCTCGGCGTCCTTCTCGGTCGAGCCGGTCTTCTTGGCGTCCATGAACGCCTTGAACAGCGGCTCGCCGATGACGCGGGCGACGGCGACCTCAACACGGACCGCCTCGACCGGGGGGATGGTGCCGAACGAGTAGGTGCGCTCGCCGATTTGCTTGGTGTTGTCCATGCTCCCTCCCGATTAACCGAGGATGCCGGCGGCAGCGGTAAGCACGCCCACCAGTGCCGGATCGCCGAGCAGCATGTCGAGGCGCTCGACAACGACCGTCCATTCCTGGGTGCCGGCCTGCGCGCCGCGGCCCAGCTCGGGCGGGCGTTTCAGGTAGCCGACCGTGCCGGTAGCCAGGTCCTGTCGGTAGGTGTCCTGGAACAAGCAATTCACCGGGACGAACGTCTTGGCCCCGCCTTCCTGAAGGGCGCAGAGGCTCATCAGGTACTTGTTGGAGCTGGACGTCTGCTGCAGCTTGAAGGTGAATTCCCCGGACTTGTCGGCCGAGATACTCACCATCATGTCGCCGTTCGCCCCCATCTTGTCCGATGCCGAGTCGGCCCGGCGGGCGATCTTGATGACGTCGTCGCCATCGGCCCAGCCGGTGATCTCGACGCCATTCACCAGCATCACGGTGTTCTGAAACGAATAGACCTTCATGTCTGTTTTCTCCTTGTGTCAGGCGCGGATCAGCGCTCGAAGGTGACGGTGATGTCGGCGAAGTGGATCGCGCCGGCGCCCTTGGCGATGACCTGGATCGGCGGCGCCTTGCGGGCCTCGCGGTCGGATTGGTTCTGCTCGGCGACCGGCTGGGCATAGACGTAGAAGCCCTTGGGCAGGAAGTCGCCGGACTTCACCTCGCCGAGGTCCATGCCGTTCCAGACGCCCGGGGCCAGCAGGCCGTTATTCACGCCCTCGCGGCACGCCTTCTCGACCTGCTGCACCAGCGAGGCGACGCCCTTGTCGGTCTGCGGCACCTTGGTGGTACGGGTGTAGAGGTAGCCGAAGACGTTGGTCTCGATCGCGTTCTGCAGCCAGTCGAGGCCGTGCCGCTCGTCGAAGAACTTGCCGCTGGCCATCACGCCCTCAGCCAGCATCGCGCTGTCGCCGAAGTAGGTGTAGTAGTTGCAGTTCTTGGCCACGAGGGCGAGGCGCTGCGACTCCGTGATGTTGATCGGCGAGGTGCCGGGCAGCAGCTTGAACTTCAGGGTGATCGTCGAGTTCTGTTCGTTGAAATTCACCGTGAAGCCGCGGGCGAAGACCGAGACGATCTGGTACGGGTCGTTGTTGTCCCAGATATAGACGGTGCGGTCGTACAGGTTGCTCTTCATGTACGAGGCGATGTCATCGACGGCGGCCTGGTCCAGCACGTTGCTGTCGGCGGTGGTGAAGCCGAACATCTTGACGCGGGCTTCGGCCCACGCCGCGGCATCCTTCAGGTTCTGGGTCGTCAGCTCCTTGGTGAAGGTGACGCCGTACCAGGACGGGTCGATGTTCTGCAGCGCGTCCAGCGACTCGGCGATGCTTTCGGCGGCGGCGCCGGCGGTCTTGATGCCAAGGTCCTCGGCGCGGGAGCCAAGCAGCGGCCCGATGTCGGTGCCGGCCGCGGGGGCGGTCGTGTAATCGACCGTC